AGTAATACCAGAACAATTTAAGAACTGATTTTGAACCTTATTTTGATAAGTAATCGTGTAGGTTATTGAGTTTATTGTTAGGGATAATTCACCACTTTCTGGAAATCCTAAGGTTGAATCTACGTCGATATAAGTAGACCCAGATAATACATCCGAGGTGCTTAGAGTTTTAGGGTGAATGCTGAATTCACTTTTTACTGTCCCAGAAACATCAGTGTCTTTATTGTAATCATAATCAAGACTTATAATGTAGTAATCTTTGACTTTTGATACTTCAACTACGGTTCCTTGACTTGGTTGAATAAAACTGGTTTCGTCTTGATAAATTGTTGAGTTGATGAGTTTATATGGGTCTCCTTCTATTGCCTCAACAACAAGATTTTTAGTTATTCTATACTGAGCATCAGAAGGTCTGATTAAGTAATCTCTTGGTTTTATTATATCAACAGATTTACCATAAAGAGCACCGAATAAAATTCTAAAGGATTCATCGGTTCCTTTAGATAGATAAAAGGACTTTATGTTTTTAACGAAGTTTGATGAAGAAAGAGATTCAAATAATTGTCTATCCTCAAATCCAGGAGTGATTAGTTTTTTTATTTTTAACGCAAACTGCTGCAGAAATAAAACACTAAGATTTATAACAACGTCTTGAGATGAGTGAACATCTCTTTCTGTGGAACTGAATGTTAGACTTTGTTCTCCGATTTCATCTATACCACTAAACCCTCTTACACAATCAAAAAATTGGGTTTCGCTCTTTGAAGAATAAAAGATAATCTCATCATTTATTTTTATTAGACCATTTAAATCAGGAAATCCATCAGTAGATTCTACTGATATAACTGAATCATTATAAGAAACCGCAGAAGTCAAGGTCGTATCTGTTGTTATATTAAAAACAACATCAAGGTCTAAGTTTTTATCAAGATTTTGAAGTAGAACCTCACTTACATCTGATAAGTAATATTGCCTTAAAAACTCAACAAAAAGTGGATATTCTTCTCTTATAAAAGAGGGAAGTTGATTTTCTACTATAGATGAAACCGGAATTCTCATTGTCTAACTATTTTATTTTCGGAGTAACTTGAGGTTTTAATAAAATTAGACCCACTATAATCAGACCCAGAAGAAATATTATCTACAATCATATTGATAGAACTATTAGAAACATCTAATTGAAGATAAAGGTCTTGTAAACCAATGACATCATTAGAAAGTGGTGTTGCTGAAATCTGTATTATATTATCTATACCGAATTTTTTAACCGTATCTTTAATATTTATTGGGAATAAAATGATTTCTCCTTTTACATAATCAATAGTTCCAATGTTTCTTCTTATTATATTAATAGTTGTTCCATCATCAGTAGAGATTAGATTTACATTACCATTAGAATCATCCTGTAGATAAACAATAGAACTTATCCCGGCAACATAAAACCCAGAAGAAAGAATACTGCCCACATAAAATTCATTACCAAAACAAATTTCATAGGTTGCTATTTTATTTGGTTCTATTTTTAGGTCTCTTCTTATGGATATTTTTGTTATGTTTGATGTTATTGCTTCTGAAACATTATCAATAAGGTTAATAAATTTGCTATACTTAAACCTTGCTCCGTATTTGTTTAGACTATTTGAATTGGCATAGGTCGAAAGAGAATTAAAAACATTGGTTCTTAATGCTTCAGGAGAAACTGTAAAGTTTGGGTCATAATAAACATAAGAATCAAATTCGATGTAGAGATACTTGAGGTCAATTATTTCTGGGATTATGCCTGCAACCGCATACTTTCTTAAGGCGGTTTTTATGTTGTCCTTAACTAAATTAGAAACATACGGGCCGTTTATGGGTTTTATGCTGATGAATATTTTTCCGTATTGAGGTGGAGTAAGGTTCTCTCCTCCAAATGCAGAAATTGATTCTACTTCAGGATAAATCTGAGAAACAATCGTCTCATAATCAGAAGAAGTAACCGCCCTATTTTGAGAAGCATAAACTCTTGGGGCATATTTCTTTATAGAATCAATAGTCTCTATTGATTTTCCACCAAATGCGGCAGTATCAACCGTTACTCTTGAAATATCATTGACTACAATTCTTCCATTATTATCAAATAGTCTTCCGGTAAAAGAAAATCCTGATGCACCATTTGCATTTTCACCAGAGCAGGTAATGTAGGTTGCTTCTACGTAATTGCCATTCTCTAACTTCTTACCAAAAACTCCATCACCAAAGAATATTTCATAAAGTTCATCATTGATTTCTTGAATAAAGAAAACCTTTGATGTTTCATCAACCCCAAAGATGTTTTTAGATAAATTATACTTTTGTGAAAATGAGGATGCTACACTATCCCTTACGGTAATCGAAAGAAGGGATGTATCAATACCAATATTACTTAAGATGCATTTCTGAGAATCATTATAGGTGTAATTCTCGGTTACAAAATTTCCTTCATAAACAGTAATATTATCAAATGATGCTATCCCATCAATAACCGGAACCGTAATATCATCTAAGATACAAAAAGAATAATTGGTAGAATTAAATGAGGTGGAACAAACACTTCCTTTCTTTAAAGTAATCGTTAAGGGATTAGACGTTAAATTAGAAGTATCGACAAAAAATGAGATGTTTGCTCTTGCTGAGGTTCTTGAACGTGGTAAGTATCCAATCTCTTTTGCTCTTGATACAACGTTCTCTCTTAGGGTTGCAGAATCAAGAAATACCTCACTTACTATTGCATTTGCATTATAAGAATTGATGTAGGTATTATAGGCAAGCGCATTGATTAAAACAGAAAAATTAGACCCCTCAAAGTCATAATCTGTAAAATTAGAATTCGCCCTCAAATAATCTCGTATTGAGGTTTTTATTTGGTCGAAATCGAGATTAGTAAATTGGGTGAGAGTCATCTTGTTGAAACTAGGACTACATTTAACTGCTGAGGAGGAACGTCAATTCCTATAATTCTATAAGTAAGAGTTACATTATACTCATTATTTTCATAATTTGGATTTATAACAACGTCTATTAGACTAATTCTTGGTTCATAAGTGAGGGTATTTCTTATTTCACTTTCTAATGCCGATGAAGTCATCGAATTCATATTCTCAAATAAAATGCGGTTGATTGAACTTCCTATATCAGAATAGGGAACCTCATCAACCGCAGTGAATAATAAATTTCTTACAGAACGTGCTATTGCCGTTTCGTTCTTTATGGCAATTGCGTCCCGATTTAAGGGGTTTATTTTGAATGTAGCACTTATATCCTTAAATTCTTGGGACTTTATTACCATTTACGAGTAATAGTATTTTATTTATTTATAGTGAATCCATCGAGACCATAATCCCATTCGGTGAAGAGTTCGGTTTCTTCCTGGACTTCCTGCTTCATAAATTTTTCGGTGGTTACTTCTCTTAAGAGAGATTTCTTTTCTGGTTTATAGTCAGTGATAAGTTGGTTTGTTCCCCACATTTCCATCATATATTTTGTATCGCGGTCGGTCATTTTGTTCTCCTAATTGGACTTAAGAGAAACTTTTAGGGAGGTTTCTTAATCTCCTATTGGTATTTAGATTTTGATAAATAATTTTATGTAAGAATACCAAAAATGGACGAGTTATTTGAGGCTTATTTGGCGGTTTATGAGGCCAATAGATATGAAAAACATCTCGGATTAACCAGTCAAACAGGACTTGATAGAGCTAAAAAAATAGTGTTAAGAGCCCGGAGAGGATTTCATAGGGCTGGAATTGGAAGTTCTCCAGATAAAGGTATGGAGGGAAAGCAATCAAAAGAAACTCCATATGCCATGGAAAACAAACCTTCCACTTTATTGTTTAATGCTAGGATGAGAAGAAATCTACACAAAAAAAGAAGAGGAGAAAATTATAAATATAAAACTGATTCTACTGTTAGTAAAGAAAGAAATCCTATAACCCCTCCAAAAATAAAAATATCTATATCTAACTTAGGTTCAATGGACAATACGCTATCAAAAAAGTTAGAAAAATTAGTAAAAAATAATCAACCACCTTCAAACTCCATAAGACGTTTCACAAGAGAAGAATTGGAATATATCCTTGATGTTCTTGTTTATGAGGGTTATGCGGATAATTATGATGGTGCTCGGTTTATTATGGAGTCAATGAGCGATGAATGGTTAGAAGAAATCCTTGGAGAATGATATGAAAACTTATAAAGAGTTTATTTTAGAAGCAATCGATGTTTATGAAAGGTATTATGAACCTGATGAAAAACTTCCTTCCGATAGGACTCCAAGTTCTTCTGCAAATAATGCACTATCTAAAGCATTTAAAAATAGAAAAAATCCCACAACAAGAGAAAGAACAAAAAAATTATCAGATAAAATTAGAACCAATGTCAGATTTAATGCAAATAGTGGAGTAGTAAATCCAAACATCTCAAGAGAAGAAAGAGGTAAAATAAAAACCAACGTGGATGATGAAGGTTTTACTAATATAAAACATAACGATAGTGGAGTAACTTATCACGTTAAAGACCAGGGAGACGCATATGAAGTTCATTGGTCTCACGATAAAAATAAGAATGAACTAACCCCAGGACAACGGGTGAGATTGGGAACGGCTGCTGATAAATTATTTAAATCTAGTGTTGTTCCTAGACTTAGAAACGGTAGACTAATTGTAACTCGGGCGTCAAGTGATGATACATTAAGTAAAAAAGAAAAAAAACAAAGTAATGCCCAAAATATACCTAGCAGAAGAGCTGATATTTATAGCAGAAGAGGATTTTCTCAAAGAGATACATATGGATACATAACTGGAAAAATTAGAAAAAGGAGGGGGAGTAATAGTATAGACCCAATATCTCCAGTAAAAACCCACGAAAGATTGAACAGCACTCACGTAAAAAATGCTATAAGAAATCCAAACAATTTAACCGCAGATTATGATAAAAAAACCGAAGGTCTTAGTAAACAAGATAGAAAAAAACCAAATAATTCAGATGAATTGAGTATTACATCCACAGAAAGAACCCCAATCTATCAGAATCTAAGAGGAAAAAATAGGTCAAATAGAAAAATAAAATCACCTAAACAATATTCAGGTAATATATCTAGAAATAATCCAATAACATTAAGAAGTTTAGAAAGAGAAAACGAATATAGAGATGTTGTATCAGAAAAATAAATTTTAGAATCAATCCCCAACAATCTCTTGATAATACTCATCAGACCAGTTAGAATAATAACTGGTCTTTTTTAGGGCTTCCCTGAATTTAAGTAATTCTTCTTTTGGTTGACCAAGGATTAAATTATGCTTTCCATTATTGGTCTTGACTCCGTTAATAAAAGTATCATAAGAAGCACAATCCTCAAAGAACATCCAATCAGGATACTTCTTATTATAAAATTCCACCCACCATTGAATGGTTTCAAGGTCACTTTCATCTAAGATGTATATTACAACGTCAAACCCATCAACCGGATAGAGAGAATCAATGTCTAATTGTATGATTTTATATTTTGCTTTCTTGGCGAATGGACAAATAGAAAATCCCCGAAGTTCTGGTCGAACAACGGAGACTTCTTCTATCCAGTTTTCGATATCAACCCTTACCTTGGGATCTATAGGGTTTTCTTGCCTTATTCCTTGATGTTGCGGAGTATTTGGTGTTTCTTCCATTACCTTGTCTGGTTTTCTTTTCGACAGATTGGATTTCTTGGGTTTTCTTAGATTTCATAATTAGACCTCCTCAATTTCAATTTCGTTTTCGTCAACCTCATCATTTTCGGCGAGTTCAAGAAGAACAGAAGATACTTGGTCTTCTTCGATGTTCTTATAAATCGTTCGCCCTTTATATAGAATGTTTATCATAGTTCGATTTTTGTGATTTTTATGATGTCTCGATACTTGGGTTGTTTTTTGTTTATTAAGTTATAACACCCAGATTGGTTGTATTTTTCTTCTCTGCAGAATTTTGTTAAATTTTCTACAATTTCTACTCTACCATCCTCAAAAATAATCTCAAATTTTACACGAGTATGTATTCCATCATCAAATGCTTTCTTTACGTTGAGAGAATTACTTAACCACTGTAGATTTGATGGATGGTTATTCAATTTATTAGAATCAATGTGGTCTACAGTTAGGTATTCTTCTGGATTTGGATTGTGAACTAATTGTTTTGCAACAAGACGATGTAACTTTTTAATGATTTTCTTTTCACCGGGTAATTTCATATTCACTTGATAATACCCGGTTTTATGAATATGTAAAGAGGATTCTCTTATGAAATGGTCACATAAAACCATTTCTTCTTTGACCCTATCCCATTTGCTAAAAATCCTTATGGGTTCATTGACATCATGTTCCTTATATACAATGTAGTATCCGGGCCAATCATCGAGTTCTACGGTATCATAACCATCAAAGTTAAAATCGGTCGGTGGTTTCTTTTGGTCTCGGTATTTTGGGTCTCTACCAATCTCTTCAAACGAAACAATACCCTTATACTCACTTATTTCTCCTTTACGAAGACGATAGAGTGCTTGTTCTGGGATATTTTTTCTCTTAAGAAACTCAAGAAATCCTGTTACGATTTCTGTTGACCCATCTTTATAGGTTGCGACAAATTGTTTTGTTCTCCCTTTTAGTTGGTCGATGCCAATAGTAAAAGTTTTATATTCCTCCTCAGTCGCCCATTGAAGATTATCTGGATGACAATTGTAGATGTTGTTGTCCTTATGGATTACTCGTTCATAATTGTTTGGATTTGGTATAAGGTAAGAAGCAACAAGAGTATTTAAGTAGACCCTGACTTTTTTATTCATCGTTGCGATGGTGACGTATAGTCTTGGTCTATCATCAGCAGACTTAAGGGGTCTTGAATATGTTTCGTCTATGACTGCTGGAGTTTTTCCGGTCTTTCTCCAGTTACTATATACTGTGACGGGAATTGAGGAATCTTCTGGGTCATAGGCAAAATAATAACCGAGGTGTTCTTCAATTTTTATTTTTTTCATCTTATGTGTCTTAAAGGACTTGGTTATCGTAACACAAGTCCTTTGGTTTGTCAAGGGGTCACGAGGTAGATACTCATATTGTGCGAATTTTTTCGTGGCCTACGCGAACCCTCGGGTCAACAATAATATCAATGCCAAGTTCTATAGCATCTTTTGCCATTTTAACATCCTCACCCATCAGGTCTTGGATGCCATTATCAAACTTTGCCATAGACGGTGCCCACCAAGGATACTCCATATTCTCAAAAACCCCCTTAGACACAAGCATCCACCCAGCCCCAACATAATCAACAGTAAATGGTTTGGTGCGCTTACTGATGCTTTCTACTGTTTCGTGGTTCATAACTCCACCATTCTTCACAAAGTCTTCTGCTTCTAACCAATGAGCAACTGATGTGGTTCGTCCATCTTCTGTGCAATACCACGCGCTAACAATAGGATTAACATCTCGACATAAGCGACGAACACGTTCCTTACGTACATTAAAATCAGACTTATGCATCGCGGCTAATTCCTCATCAGAAACATCCCATAAGGGATATTCTTCCTTATTAAATTCTTTCTCAAAGGGCTTATCCTTCACAGCAAGGTCACATAATTGCCAGAACTTCTCGGTATTAAAAACAATATCATTATCAATCCATAATTGCCAATCATAATCAAGTTTCCCTTGCCACGGGTCTTGCCACGGCCCTTGAGTAACATTGGCACCAAGAACCTTACATCTTGCAAAGTTCACCATAGAAGAATAATCCTGAGAAATCTGGATACTCATTCCATTTTGAACCATATCAAAACATAATTGAACAAAGTTCTTTAGGAACGTATAAGAACAATTACGTCCGGGCAGACAGAAGACAATCTTCTTACCTCGCATTTTTGTTCTAATCTTATCATAATCCCAGGTAGGTTCTTCCTTTGCTTTTACTGTAAAACCTTTACTCATTTTAATTCACTCAGTTGTTTATGTGTGTATTATGTATGCGCGACCTTATGGGGAAAATTTTTGGCGGCGGCGATTTTTTGAAACCAAGGGAAACGATTTTGGATTTTCCTTATGGAAATTATTTGGTTTCTTATGGTATAAAACGTTTCTTATAAAAAAATTATCGGGTTAGAAAATTCAGGAAATAGGGAAACGATTTATGGTTTTTATATTAAAAGGGTATGAATCGCCTTATGGTTTCTTATGAACCGCCTTTCCACCTTATGGAAATTATTTTTTCCTTTCTTATGGGGTCGCTTGGCGCACGGCGCCATCGTAGCACGCTTCGCGCACACTGTCAAGTGTGCTGTTACACTCTGTAAAATATACTGAACCACGAGATTTGACTGCGGTTCAGTATATTTTGACTGTCATCATAAGGTGATGAATAACGGCGAATTTAGCCGCTGCCAGAGAATACGGGAGCGGACTCCCGCAGAATACACTGTGGTGATGGCGTTTTCAACGCCGGGGATGATTCGTTCATCCCACCACTGATGTAGATCGGAGGCCGCCTCTCGGCCACCGTTTGCCCATACCATCACGGCGATGTCGGCGATAATCATAACCACAGCGGTGATGATTTGCCAGGTTCGCTCTATCGTGTCGAGCGCCGAATTTATGGTGCCGATATAATCAAACGACAGGATGTCGTCAGTGGCGTTGAGAAGAAAGGCGAAAACTTGCATGGTTTTAGTGGGTGGGGTGGGGTGTTTTATGGGGTCAGGTTTTAACCGACCCCGGTAAAGTTTAATCAGTCAATCCTAAAGGTCATGACGCAATCAGTAACGTCACACGCCAGGCACCCATAGGGGCGGCCATCGTGATGGCTCATGAAATAGGAGTCTTCCGCGCACTCAATGCCGATAAGTGTGCGGCCTTGCTTACGCATGCCACCGATCTCACCATGGGTGAATGTGGTTAGCTGCGCGGATTCGGTGGAATCAAGCCCAGAATAATCATGGTTGATGAGACCGGGCAACCAATGAGTCGGAATTTGATACTGGATCGATTCGGTGCGCATTGTCGGAAAAAGTGTAAGGTTGGCTGAGCAGTTTTGGGCCATGCTCAGGGCCGGTGCAGTTTAGTTGCGCCAAATGCCAGCATCGAATTCGTAGGCGAATTCATAAATTTGCCCCCAGTATGTGCAAAGAGACGTAAGGCAATTCTCTGCGACTTTATCCCTGCGCAGAATCGCACATCGCAATGCGCAGTGAAGTCCATCGCTGAGTGCCTGGGCTTCATGCCACACGCGCAAGGGCGCCGACTCTGCAGTGGCCCAGTCTGCCGCGTAGAGCGCGGCCATTAGAGCGTTGGGATTGGTGATAGACATAGCTTCGCCATCGGTGCGGGAACCGTTTGCCCCGCTTGAATAGAATCCTACGGCATCGGTGCCCCTAGCGGCCGGTTCCGGCTGATTCGGTGTGCGGTTTGCGGATTGGCACAGTGCTCTCTGCGGCGGCAGGGGGCAACACCGGGAGAGGGCGCTCTCTGCGGCGGCAGGGGGCAACACCGGGAGAGGGCGCTCTCTGCGG